CTAGCCCGCCAGCCCCTCCAATGCATCCGCAAACGCCACCTGCTTACTCCGCTGCACATAGGCAGATCTCGTCATCTCCTCCGACGCATGACCAAGCTGCAAAGACGCCTCAGCCAACCCCAACCGCTCATCCAGGAACGTCGCCGTGGTCTTACGAAGCACATGCCAGGTCACCCACTCCAAATCCGAGCCCTTCAGCGCCCTCACCAGCCAGTTACGCGCCGAGTTGTAGGCAAGTGGAGCCCCGCCCTGTTCAAACACGAACACGGCACCTTCACGGGCCTCTGAGTGCCGCCTCCGCAGCACCTCAAGAACAAAGGGCGGCACCTGCAGGGTACGAACCTCATGTGTCTTCGTGTCAGCCTGCCAACCAGCCTTTTGAACGAGCGTACCGCAAATGGTCACAGTCCCCGCCTCAAGATCAACATCTTGCCAGCGGATACCCGCCCCTTCACCCCAACGGCACCCAGTACCCAAAAGAACATCAACAAGATCAGGAAGATACCCGCTGTAAGTAGGCGTTGCCTGCAACCCAGATACGAGCCTCCGCAGCTCTTGAACCTGCTCCAGATCCAGCGCTCGCACTTCCTTTTTCTTGGTCTTCACCGGGCGAGTCGCTAGAACCGGGTTATGCGGTAAGGCTCCAAGACGCACCGCCTCATCCAACGCCATTTTGAGCGTCAATCGCTGGTTATACCGCACACTAGGCAAATCAATACCCGCCAGATACGCATCCAGCGCCCCGGCAGTGAGCTCTCTCAGCTGCAAGGAGCCAAGATTCTGAGAAAGGCGCTCAGCCCACAGCTTGTAATTACGCAAGGTGTTCAGCGCCAGCCCATCATCCAACCCAGAAACCCACCGCTCCAGAGCCTCCCTAAGCGTCGTCGCAGAGGACAGCTCAGCACCAGCCACAGGCAGATTCGACAACTTCAACTTCACACGATGCTCAGCCGCCGCACGAGTAGGCCCCTGCGCCGTCACCTCACGCCGCACGCCAGCACTATCACGAAAATAGACGCGCGCCATCCAGCGTTTCGGCTTAATCCGCCGAGCCATAATCTTTCCATGAGAACCAATCGGAAGAGGGTCCCTAACCACCCGCTTCTCCTTTCACTTGCGCTCGACCGCAGGTGACGCTAAACTCAGTCACTCTCGTTCGAGCAGACCTTCAGCATGGACTGCACAGGAACCGCCCCGTCTACTGCCGGATACAGTAGGTGGGGCGGTTATCTTTTTGCCCAAAAACCGCCGCACGACACGCCGACACGCCGACACCTTGAGACTCTTGCCGCAATCGCCGCATGACGCTACACTACTTCGGCAATAACCGATAACTACGAGGCGGAACCTGCAAGGGCGAGCTGAGTCGGCATCTTATTGTTGTGTGAGTGAACTGCATCAGACGGATCTAAGCGCTTATTTCTCCTTACATTGATTGATGATGCACAGACGGGGCGGACTGGACTAGCTATCCAGACCGCCCCGTTTGCTATGCTCCCAAAGCCAAGCAGAGAGAATACGCTCAGTCACCTCAAGCTCAGCCGCCGCAGCAGGCAAAGAATCAGGAGCCACCGCCAACGCCGTGCGAACAGCATGTGGCTGCAGGAGCCAGCCGGCGGCAAGAGCGTCGGCGCGGCGCTCGCGTTTGGTGGAGGCGATGTCGTCCATGGGGGAGTGTGAGTCGCCGTTGATTGCGTGGGCGAGCTCGTGGGCTATGACGCATCGTCGCTGTCGCCACAGGAGCCCGGGGGCGGTGAGTATGGTCCGGGTCTGTTCGTCCCAGAGGGCGAGTGTACCGGCTGGTGGTTGAGCTTCGACGATGCGGATACCCAGGGACGCGGCGTGGCGTTCTGGGTCGTAGTCATATGGAGTTGTTGAAGTCATGAGTGAATCGGTTATCGAGCGCGGGTTATGCGCTGTGGTTATCTTCGGTGATGATGTCGTCTGCGGGGTGCGCGGCTAGACGATAGCCAGCCTTAGTTGCCGCTTCGGCTCGCGCGAGGATCGCAGTAGCCAATTCTTTGTCGGACACGGAAGAAGTCTTGGCTGCTTGTTCTGCACGCAGAGCCTTTTCCGCATCACGTACAACGGTAGAAGGCTCAACACCAAGAGCCTTACAGATACGATCTAGCTCATTTGTGTTGAGAGGGGAATTGAGCTTGTAGAGAGTGAGGCTGATTCGGTTTCGGCTCACTTCTGCTGCTTCTTCAAGGTCTTGTATTGTCATGCCACGGCGTCCCATCCATGCACGGAGCTCTTGGTTGAGCTTCTTGCTGAACTGGTTTGCAGGTCCAATTGCTTTACGTCCCATAGCTGTATAGTACAAGATATTTTGAAAAATTTCCCAAAACCTGCTTGACATTCCCTAAATAGAGAGTGTAAGTTGTTGATACAACCTATGAAAGGAGGAATATGGATAACCTTGCACGGACTGTTCGAGAGAATATTAGCCTTGCGCTTGCGAAGACGGGGACTACACAGCTAGACCTACAGGCTGGCACTGGCATTTCGAAGAGTAAGATTAGCCGCGTACTTGCCGGTGAGTCGATTCTGAACTCTATCGAGATTTACCAGATTGCCTCGTTCTTCTCAGTGGCTCCTGACTGGATGTACACCGAGCATCTTCAGGAAGTCGCTTTGGGTCTATAAATTTTTTTTGCCCATCTTTCTCTAAATAAGGAAATCCGCTAAAGGATCCCCATGCTCACCATCCCCGATAACGCGCTCACGGTCTGGAGCCCGGAAGAGCTTGCCGACAATCTCGGTATCTCGCCCCGAACTCTAGCCGCCTGGCGCAAAGCCAGGACAGGCCCCGCATGGATCAGAAGCGCCGGCCGCATCTACTACACCAGTGCAGCAGTGACGGCTTGGCTCTCAAGCCTCCCCGTCACCCACACCACCAACTAAGGAAGGAATACCAATGCAGGAACACCAGAACACAAAAGGCGCCCCCTTCACCATCGAAGTCTTTCACATCGCCCGAAACGGGCGAATCGTAGGTAGAAGCTTCCACCTCAAATGCAGCACCTGCGGAAAAGAACAGACCAAAGACGTTGAATCACTCAACTCCCTGCACCTCCAAGACGCACTTAAAGGGCTCTTCGAAGAATCTAGGCTCCACGCCAGCTCCCATGTTGACACCAACTAGCCGAGTAGCACTCACACACCACCAACTAAGGAAACACCAATGAACACCCCCGAAACCCAGAGGCCCACCCGCCCCCGGTTCTGCTCCGACGAAGCCATCCAGGAAATGTACAACATCATTGAGGACTTCGCCCTCTACGCAAAAGACCGTGATAGCACCACGGTGCATATCACGGTCAAAGAGGCAATTGCCATCGTAGAGTCGGCGCTCGCACGACGCCGATTTCAACTCGCCGTCCGCGCGGAACCTAGAGGCCGATCGCCTTACGAGCAGCAGCCCAGGCAAGAGCCCTAGCGTTCTCGGAAACCTGCAGCCAGTCCCATGCACTGCGGTAGAACGACCTCGCTTCGGAGTCTGTGGTGCGGATAGACACTGCATCGACTAAAACAGTGAATTCCATATATGCGTTGTACAAGCTGAAGCTACCGCTCAGCTCATCGGAGAAAGCGGCCTCTACACGGCACATAACCTCGTGGATGTACGCACGGAAAGAACTGCTCAGTCCCTGGTCGTCTGCAACGTAATCCGCGACCTCGCGAACCTTGGAAGCCATCGCCTCACGCTGGGAGTCGAGCCAATCAAGCATCCCAGGTTCAGAGGAGTTAGCGAATGCATCAAAGTTACCCGCCAAAGCAGACAGCATGTCCAGCTCGTAGCTCTCTAACTGGAAGGAATAGTCCCACCCGTGGGGGTACTGGAAAATCGCTTGAGCCCACCGGGCGTAATACTTCGAGGCCCACGACAAATTATGTTTGGGGCGCTCAACTTCCGCGACCTTCACAAGACGCTGGATATCACGCAGCAGAAGCGCCGCATGCAAAGCCTGCGCGATTTCCTCCTCGGTATCCAAAGGGCGTGCATAACGTGCAGAAGAAGAAGAGGACTGCGACCAGCCCTCAAACACGCGAAGCAACTCACGAGCAGGGTTAGCAAGCATTAGAGAATTCCTCCCATATTGACTATCAGGTTCATCAACCAACCATACCAACTAAGGAAGCACCAATGAACGAGAAACACCTAAATCCCGCCGAAGCGCTCGCCACAGAGCACGCCCGCACCATCTGGTGGGCACGGCACCTCACCGTCCACAACCGAGACCCACGCCTTCGCGGCAAGAAGGCACCCTCACTCCTTTGCGGGGCATGCCAGGAAGTCTACGCCGAGTTGGACCCAAGCAATATCGCCCACGTCATGGGCACCGCCGCAGCCGAACACGTCAAGACTGCGCACCCCGACTTCTGGGTAGAGCTGGTAGCCCACGCAAAAAAGTGCCTCGAAGCCGCCCGCATCTGCTGGGACCGCAGGAACATCATCCGACCTGACCTGCGACCCACCCTGCACGAAAACGAGTTGTTCAAGAACCGCACGAACATCCACGTCCCATGCCCGATTGACTGCGGCGTCACCTTGCATGACGCACTAACCGCCGACCATATCAAGGACGAAGCCACGCTCCAGTTCTCAGATGAAGCGGTAGAGCACTGCATCACCCGCCTCGCAGAGCACCTGATGCGTCACCGCCGCAGCCAAATCGCACAGCTTCTCTAACACCCGAAGGTAAACCCCAATGGACAACGAACAATTCACCCTAATCTTCAACGCCATCTGCTTCTTCATCAGCGTTGCCGGCGCTATCGTCTCCGGATTCTTCTGCTTCAGGACGCTCAAAGATTCCTGGGAAGAGAAGAAGGAAGAAAAGGAAAAGGAACGCGAGCTATCGGCGAATCGGGACGGGGATAACCTCATCAAACCCACGGATTCGGAGCTCTAGGTTCGACGGCAACGGCTTACCGGAAGCACCCAGCATGAAGATGCGTAGCGACTCTCCGGGGCGGAACACCTGCTGAATTTGGTCGCAGCGGACGAACTCATCAAGATTCGCCACCTCGAGAACCTCAACAGATTCACCAGTGACGTTACTCAACAGGTAGGTATTACCTCTATCCAGAGTCAGCTCAAATGCAGGCTTCCACAGGCGAGACGCAATCTCAGCCTGAGACTCGGACTGCTTCTGCTCTTCAGCAACGATTTGTTCCATCTGCTTGAGCGACTTCTCCGCTTGCCGGGCACGCTCCTCCGCAGCCTCAGCAGCACGAACCGCGGCATCACGCATCTCTAGTGCCGCCTGATGCGCCTCCTCAGCCTTCTTCGTCGCCTTCTTCGAGCCAAGGGCCTGGTACCAGGAAACAGCCGCGAAAAAGGCAGAGATGAAAGCCGCAAGCAGTGAACCGCCAGAAAAAAGAGTTGAGAAATCCATAGCAACAATCCTAACCACCCACCCCACACCAACTAGGAAGGACACACCATGACCGCCACCAACCCCAAGACCAAACGCGACCGCGCAGCAGGCCGCACCCACCGCCACACCGCCATCCAGACAATCATCGACAACCACGACCAGGTACGCGCCGACATCGACAGCCTCGACAACAGCGTCGCGTGCCTCCAAGACGAACTCTGCGAGACCCGCCGCCTCACCGACCACCTCAACGGGAGGGTCGAACAGCACACAAAGGACGTGAACGCAAACGTCGGATTCGCAATGCAATGCATCGTCGAGAACGAACGCAAGCTCACCGAAACCGAGTGCGCAGTCGGAATCCTGCAAGGCGCCGGCAAGGACCAGCGCAAGGCGCTCGCCCAGCTCGACCGCTACACCAAGCGCCTGCACGCAAAGCAGACGAGCCAGAATCACGACCTCACCCTCGTTCGCGCTGACCTCGCGGAGATGGAAAAGAAGTTCATCACCCTCGCCTGGATCAACCTCGGAATCTGGGTCGCCGCAGCACTCACCATCTTCATCCTCCTCCTCATCTAACCCAAGGACACTCGCCATGACCACCGACCACACTATCCGCACCGCAAAAGCCCTCGTCTGGGCATGCGCGCTCGCCTCCGTCATCATCATTGGAATCGGCACCGCACAGCCCACAATCACCTTCCGAGCAATCATCTTCGCGATTGCACTGCTTCCCGCCTCCGCCGCAATCCTCATCGGCAGCTTCATCAACGACCGCAACCACGGAGAGTTCAATGGCTAAATCACCCCTCAGTGACCTGCCGACCCTCACCGAATGGTTGAAAGCGCACCCCGGTGAGCATCTGCTCCCCGCCGCAACCGTCGCGCGTGAAGCAGGCATCAAAGAAACCACACTGCGCGCCTACGCTGGCGACTCCATCAAAGCCGCCGTCACCTCCCGCCTCCGCCCCGTAGCTAAAGGCGACTTCAACGGGAACTACTGGTACAAGCCCTCAGACGTCGAGGCATGGCTAGAGAAACGCGCAGCCTCCAAACAGCTCTGCCGCCGCCACATGCAAGCAATCCACTGGCGCAAGAAACGCCTACCCATCCAAGGAAACACCACCCATGACCACCAAGATTGACCTGCCCCATAAGACGATGTTCGAGGCATGCAACCCCGGCACCAAGCTTGTCTCTGAAAGCCAGGTCGCCGCCGCCGCCGGTATCAAGGTCGCCACCGTCCGCACCTACTCAGGCGCTGCCGTTCGAGCCGCCGGCATCCGTCTCCGTCCCGCAGCCAAAGACGATGACGGCCGCCTATGGTACAAGGTCTCAGACGTTGAAGTCTGGCAGCGAAACCGCGCAGCAGGCAAAGCCCGCCACAGGTCAATGATGACGACCTCCATCAACATCTAACCAGCCCACAAGCTTCCCCCGCCGCCCCTTTTCCTACAGTAGCCACACAGGCGGCGGGGGACCCCACCACTCCACACCACCAACTGAGGAAACACCACTATGGCAAGCCACAAGATCGCAATCGAATTCGTCCACGGAACCGCCACCGGCGAAAAGGACATCATCCACACCCACGCCTACTGGGACGGACGCCACGGCGAAAAAGCACGCAACAAAGCAGTTATCGACGCAGTCGCCACAGCAATCGCACCCCGCGCCTGCAGCACCTTCGACGTACACCCCGGCGGAGACGTCTACCTCTACACCGGAGGCTACCCCCGCAGCAAGATGCTCTGGGCAACCTACACCCTCCTCAACTAAGGAAGGAACACCGATGCAAGAACACCAGGAACACGAAGGCTTCCCCTTCACCCTCGAAGTCCTACATCTCACCAGAGACAGGGAAATCGTCGGCAGATGCTTCCGTATCACATGCAACACCTGCAAGCAGAGAAACACCAAAGCCGTTGAATCACTCAACTCCCTGGTCCTCCAAGACGCAGTTGAAGAGCTCTGCGAAGAAGCCAAGCTCCACGCCAGCTCCCACGACGACACCAACTACGCCGAATAAGCCCCCACACCCCAAGGACACACCATGAACCGCTACCACCCAATCGCAGCACCAGACACCGACCTCACCATCAACGGCACCCCCATCCGCCACATCTACGACGCAGACCGCATCTGGGTCCACAACACCGACCTCGCAGACGCAATCGGAGCGCTCGCCAAAGGCAGCCTCCTCACCGGCGTCTCCACCAAATGGAAGCGGAAGTGGCGCGAAGACCTCGGCGGCGGCAAAGCAACCCGCGCTGCAACCTACATGACCACTGAAGGGCTCCTGCAGCGCTCTATGAGCATGAAGCGAGACAGCGACAGCTACCCCCGCCTCCGCGAAGCAATCAACCAGATCCGCACCCTCGAAGCAGAACGACGAACCCAGCACGCCGCAGCACTCACCACCGCGGCACATGGAGCCGACCCCAAGGACGAACCAACTCTCCCCATGGCGTTCACCCAGCCGCCGGCGCTCGCTGATGAAGCTACCGAAGCGCCGCAGGAATCCGCAGAGGTTCTTGAGCGAGTAGAGAAGGCAATGAAGAGCCTCGCCCCGTTTACGCCGGCGGCCCTGCGCAACGCAAACCTTGGCAAGCGCCAGCGTCAGGTACGCGAGCGCATGTCCCAAATCCAGCACCTGCTTGACCTCATGTATGAGGATTTGGTGGATGCCGCCATTGAGAAAGACATCACTCTTTAGCAGGTTTCTGCTGATTCTGACCCAGATGTAGAGAACGATGATCTACACTACTACCACCGCAAGGAGCCCCCCTCATGCCTTGGCTGAAAGTATCCGACACAGCCGCTCAGCATCGCATTGTGTGGCGAGCGCTAGAAATTCCTGGCGCAAGCATGCAGTCTATGTGGTCGCTGTTTGGTCAGGTGCTTGCTTTGGCTGTTGAGGCGGCGGCGTTCAAGACAGACTATATTATTGAGCGTGGAAGCGTCCTGAAATTCACCGGCACTCCAGAAGCTGCAGAGAAGTTTATTGCTGATGCGATGTTCTGTGGGTACCTGACAGGTGAAGTGCCTCTGGATGATGGGCGTATCGCCTATCGTTTGATTGAGGACGAAGATTTGTTCCACATGCGTCTACGAGAGGAGATTGATTGGGAAAACAGGCGGCGTAACGACACCCGAAAAACTTCGTTGATTGTGCCTATTCGTGCTCGCGACGGCGATGCATGTCGTTGGTGCGGTCACGTCGTTTGGTGGGGGGACCGGAAGGGCGGCCGCGGCGCGACCTATGACCATTTGAATCCTGGAGTTCCTGCAGAAACTCCGGATGACATGGTCGTGGCGTGTCGAAGCTGCAACTCGTCCCGCAAGGACAATGCCGGTTGGGCGGTAGATCTTCTACCTGCCCCGGTGAAGCCGTATTTTAGTGCAAAGAGCGCGGCTTGGCTGACTGAGAATGGGGTGCCGACCAAGGCATCTGCTCCGTCAGATAAGCCGGTTGGTCGGTCGGTCGTGGCCACCTCGCAGGCTAGCGAGTTCTCCCGGAACCAGAACCAGGGCACTGGTGAAGGTTCGCAGGTTGATGAACCCTTGCCGGCGGTGCAGGCCAACAGCTCTTTGCCGACCATCAGTGCGCAGCAGATGATTGACGAATTCTCTGCGCAAATCGATGCAGCCGAACTTGCCCTCATCAACGAGCAAGCATCCGCTGCAGAGGTCGTTGAAGAGCCCACCCTGGTCTCCGGTGCACCGGAGACCAGGGGAGACTCCGACGGCCATTTCGTCGTACCCAAATCCTCATCTCACGAGCCCTCCCACGATTGGGAGGAATCTGGATCCGATTCAAATCAGGAGGGTGACGGATTCAAATCCGCCGGGTCGGGACGGGACGGGAACGGGCAGGGCATCGCTCGCGGTAGCGAGCAGAGTGCCCCCGTAACTGACCCCTCCGCTGGGACTCAATTACTCCGAATCGATTTGAATCAGGAGGGTGACGGATTCGGATATGCCGGGTCGGGTCGGGACGGGGAAGCCGTTAAAAACCTGACCATCTCTGAACCTAAACGCTCTCGTCATCGCCGAGCTCGAACCCGCCGAACCAGCAGGAGGTAGAAGCGTGAAAGCACAAGACTATTTGATGCTTACCGCTCGAAACGTAACTGAAGCTCAATTCCAATCAGCAATCATCACCCTGGCAACCCGCCTGGGATGGATGCACTACCACACCCATGACTCCCGCCGGTCGGTACCTGGTTTTCCTGACCTGGTACTCGTCCACCCCATCAAGAGGCGAACCATCTTCAGAGAATTGAAGACCATGAAGGGGCGAGTCTCCGCAGCACAAACCCAGTGGCTCGACGCGCTCGCTGCGGCTGGTCAAGATGCCGCCGTGTGGAGACCCGACATGTGGACCGCAATCGTGAAGGAGCTAAGTCAATGACTGAGCAAGACCTCGCTGAGATGCGCCGCCGAGTGCGAGCCATCCTAAACGTCTTGGCCTTTGCCCATGTTCGAGCTGAGGACATAGGGGCATCTGCTGAGGCTCTCGAAGATGCCCCATTGGAAATGGCGTTACTGGATCAACTCCGGCAGGCCGTCACTGAGCAGGGTGCGGAGCACGGGAAGGGGCCGTCGTCCTCTGGCTCGAGCTCGCCACTGGATGTTGCGGCGTTGGATTTGTGGACTGCGGTTGGTCACTCTGCTGCGGAGACAGCGGCAGCTGTTGGGGTGTCTGCGGGGAAGTCACCATCTGAAACCATGCGTGCTGTGGTTCCTCATCTGGTCCATGCCAGCCTTCCAGTCTTGGTTTGGATTGGTGAGGAGTGGAGCGAGTGGGTGTCAAAGATTCAGGAGTACCTGCAACCTACCCGCCGCACCCCACTCGACAGGGCATGCCCAGTTTGTGGTCAGCAGGTCCGTCAATGCCGAGATGAATTCGGCGCGACGGTGCAGAAGCCCTGCTTGGTTGCTGTTTGGGACATCGAGGGGGAGCAGGTGCAACGTGTCGAGTGCTCGGCCTGTTCTGCGATTTGGCCGCGTGCTTTCCTGTGGAATCTGCTGTCTGCGGATGAGGAGGAGGAGACGCTGGTTAGACTGTCCTCTGGCGGGTGACGCTGGTAGTTGCACAAGGGGGGATGATGACGCTAGACTGTCTCGCTTACCACTGGTGTGTCCTCTGCCTAGCAGGGGGGGTGGTAATGAAGCGGGAGACATGTTCAGTCGTGTCGGATTCTTCCTCTGGTGGGGGAGGAGGGAAAGCAATAGCCTCCCCCACCAGGTACCAGCCCGCAAGCTACAAATGAATAGTGGAAGAAGGAGGAAGCAATGGCGACTAGCCGAACAGGAACCGCCCGCTGGAAGACCCTCCGGAAGAAGGAACTCGCCGCAGCTTTTGAGCGCGGCGACATGCGCTGTCCTATTTGTTTCGTTGCCTACGATTGGCACAGGAGCAAGCAGCCGAACTCTCCTGAGCTTGACCATGTGACAGCTCACGCTGAAGGTGGCAAAGACGTTGCGGAAAATGTTCGCGTCATCTGCCGCCAATGCAACCAACGTCTTGGCGGAAAGCTTGGAGGCAAACGCTCTCAGGCTCGCAAGACAATCAGAATCGCTGAACCGATTCGACCGAAAACAACGCTGATCCTTTAGCCCCAACCTTAGCCCCAACCATCCACCCCAGCCGGCGACCTCTCACCGCTACATGGGGGACATCATCAACCGGGGCAAACCACCTGAAGCAAACAGGACCAGGGGGGGGTACCCCCTCCCCCGGAGGGTGAGTTCGCGCCCTCCGGCGATAGCGATATATCCACAGCAAATTTCCACATAATACGGGTTCGACAAGGAGTGATACCTTGAGTAAAGGCAAGCCTAAGCAACTCGAACCTATCGATTTTGAGGGAGCCACCCAAGAGGAAGGCTCCCTTTCTCATGCCACCGCCACCGGCACCCGCCTCGACAGGCTCCGTGCCCTGCGCAGCAAGCTTGCCGCGCATATCGACAACCCCAACACGTTAGCTCGTGACCTCGCCGCGCTCGCACGCCGATTCCAAGACCTCGATAAAGACATCGAGGAACTCGAACAGCTAGAGCAGCAGTACGGGGCAGAGATTGAAGGAGAGCACCATCATGAAGAAGATGCCCCCTTCGACCCGTCCACTCTCTGAGGTCGCCGCGCAGCTCAAGATACCTGCTGGAATTGTGGCGACCGGTTGGCCGTCCATTGCTCGGCAGCTCATGAAGATGAGCTACCCACTCGACCCCTGGCAGATTGATATTGGCAAGCTCATCTTCGCCAAGCGCAAGGACGGGTTCTATGCCGCCGGCGTGGGTGGCGCCGCACTGAGCCTGCCTCGACAGGTCGGCAAGACCCACATGATTGCTGGCTTCATCTTCGCCGCATGCATCGCTGCCCCGAAGACTCTCGTCATCTGGTCAGCTCACCGCGCTCGCACCCACAACGAGACGTTCCAATCCATGCAAGGCATCGCGGCTCGCCCGGCGGTTGCCCCGTTCATCTCCCATGTCCGCCGCGGTGCCGGCCAGGAGGCTGTAGAGTTCGCGAATGGCTCGCGAATTCTTTTCGGTGCCCGCGAGTCTGGCTTTGGTCGCGGCTTCGCCAAGGTTGATGTCGTTGTGCTGGATGAGGCGCAGATTCTCACCGAGAAAGCACTCGACGACATGCTCCCTGCAACCAACGCTTCCAAAAACGCGCTGGTGCTGATGATGGGGACACCGCCAAAGCCGACAGACCCGAGCGAAGTTTTCACCCGGCACCGTGCCGAATCGCTCGCTGGAGATGCCGACAAGCTCTATGTGGAGTGTTCTGCAGACCCCGGAGCCCGAGCCGACGATAAGAAGCAGTGGGCTAAAGCCAACCCGTCATTCCCGACCCGAGTCAGCGCCGTCGCAATCGAACGCATGCGCAAGAACCTCACCCCCGACTCATTCAGGCGTGAGGCACTCGGTATCTGGGACGAAGCCGCCGCAACCCAGTCAGCTTTCACCCCCGAAGCTTGGCACGCCTGCGAGGGCGAAGCACCCAAGGAGGGCCGCACCGTATTCGGTGTGCGATTCTCGCCTGACGGCATGGAAGTCGCGCTCGCTGTGGCGCGCCGCCCGGATACCGGCGGCCCAATCTTCATCGAAGGTCTGCAATCTATGCCTCTGTCTCACGGCACCGGCTGGCTTGTCGACTTCCTCGCTGAGCACGCCTCCCGCGCCGCCCAGATTGTCATCGATGGCAAGGCCGGCGTCGGCTACTTGACGAACGCGCTCCGTGAAGCTGGCGTGAAATCCAAGACGCTCATCTGGCAGCCCTCACTAGACCAGGTTATCGTTGCTCACGCAATGGTCGACCAGGCAGTCATCGGCAAGGACCTCGCTCACAGCAACCAGCCTGAGCTCACTCAGCAGGTGCTCTCATGCACCCGCCGAAAGATTGGCAACCGAGGAGGTTTCGGCTGGCAAGCAGCAGAAGGTGGCAGTGTCGCGATGTTTGAAGCCGCCACGCTGGCTTATTGGGCTGCACGCACTACCAGGAGAAACCCCGCACGGAAACAAAGGATTAGCGTATGAGTGACTTCTTCCCTATCCCCGCCGATGGTGGGGATATTTTTACGCCCACCGAGTTGGCGCAGCTACGGCTCATGCGAGACCAGCTACAGGCCAAGCGCGCCAGGAACCGAGTGCGACAGAACTATTACGACCAGCGAGTAGGGCTCAAAGATCTGGGTATCTCGATTCCTCCGCAGCTGCGGAATATCGACTCAGTGCTCGGATGGCCTGCCAAGACCGTGGATGTGCTTGCTGACCGCATCCGGTTTGAGAAGTTCATCTCGACTCAAGAGAGCAACATCGACCCGTTTGGCTTGAACGAGCTGGTGGCGCAGAACGATTTTCAGGAGGTATTCGCCCAGGCGGCATCCTCCGCTCTGATTAATTCATGCGCGTTCATCACGGTCACTCAGGGCGATACTGAGGCGGGCGAGCCGGAGGTTCTTTGGCTACCGCGTAGCGCTCACTGGGCTACTGGGCTGTGGGATCAGCGCAAGCGCTCGCTCGCCGCCGGGTTGTCTGTGACTCGTACGGATACGGACGAGTTTGGGGACGTGACGGTGCGCGAGGTAACCGTGTACCTGCCGGATAAGACGGTGGTGCTCGGGTTCCCTGCGGCTGGTGAGCGTGCTGAGGCTACCGCTGTTGTGCTGCCGAACCCAGTGGGGCGTCCTTTGATGGTTGCTCTGGTGGTGGGGGCTGACCTGCGCCGCCCGTTTGGGCGCTCACGAATTACGCGGGCGGTCATGTCGCTTACGGATTCGGCGGTGCGTACGATTGTGCGTTCAGAGGTTGCGGCGGAGTTTTTCTCGACGCCGCAGCGCGCTATTTTGGGCGCGGACCCGGAGGCGTTGGAAGCGTCGAAGTGGGACGCGGTCATGTCGAAGATGCTCGCGATTAGTAGGGATGAGAACGGTGAGCTGCCGCAGATTCAGCAGTTCTCACAGATGTCGATGCAACCGCACACTGAGCAGTTGCGACAGTGGGCGGCGTTGCTGGCGGCGGAGTCGTCTATCCCATTGGATGAGCTTGGTTTTCCCTCTGATAACCCTTCGAGTGATTCAGCGATTCAGTCACAGCGCGACCCATTGCGGCTGGCGGCGGAGCGCTGCATCAGAGGGTTCCAGTCTGCGTTGCGTCAGGTTGCTGTGCTGACGGTGGCTTTGCAGCATGGGTGGGAAACCGCCCAGGAAGTAACAAATGTACAGGCGCACTTCGCGCCGACGGTGCATGTCTCGGATGCGGCGGCCGCAGATGCTGTGTTGAAGCAGGTGCAGGTCATGCCGTGGCTCGCGGAGTCCGGTGTGGTGTTGGAGAAGCTCGGATACAGTGCAGCGACGGCGGAGCGGCTCATGAACGATAAGCGCCGCGCCGAAGGCGTCCAGGCTCTTGGGTTCTATAAGCAGTACAAGGAGCGCAAGGATGCTGAGCAAGCTCAGCGGCAGGAGAAGCTCGCGAAGCAACCGCTGGGTGAATTCGAAATAAAAGAATAACGGAATGATAGCGAGGCGCCCCCGGTATGGATATGCAGGATATTAGGTACCTCGCCGAAGGCTTGAACGGTATCGTGGCGGAGGCTACGGACCTGTTTGAGGAGCGCATCAGGGAGCTTGTGGAGCAGGGCGCGCCGTGGGAGATGGTGCGGGAAGAGGCCCGCCGCATGTTCATCTCGCTGGTGGATGGGTACCGTGTGCAGGCTGAAGTTTCGGGTGAGGAATGGTACCGGTATCTGCGGGAGCTTGCTGTGGGGGAGGCAACTCCGTTGCCTTCTGTTGAGGTGCCGCTGGTGGAGCGCAGGAAGCTGAGCTCTGCTGTCTGGTGGGCTTCGCAGTGGCTGGAAGAGCCGAACGTGGATGTGGAGCGTGCGCTGGCGGTGCTGTCCGAGCGACTCGACCAGTTCATCAAGCATGCCGGGCGTGAGAAGGTCACGCAGCTTGCGGTGGCTGATCCGGTGGCGAAGCGTTTCGGGCGCGTGCCGGTAGGCTCCACCTGCACCTGGTGTGAGATGCTCGCTTCGCGCGGGTTCGTCTACACTAGCCCTAAGAGCGCCGGTCTGTTTATGCGGTTCCATTACAAGTGCGATTGCCAGGTGGTGCCCGGGTTTGAGGGCAAGAACCCGGTGGAGGGTTACGATCCTGGCGTGTATAAGGCTCGGTATGATGCGGCTGTTGCGGCGTTGCGTGCGGAGTCGAAGCCTGGAACACGCTTTGTTGATCGGGACGTGTCGCGGCAGATGGGGCTAATGTTTCCCGAGGTGTACCGCCGTAAACCGGCGGCTCAGGTCTGGGCTGGTGAGGATATCCCTCTTGGAGATGGTGTTGCTGCACGTATAACGACAGAACACACCAAGCAGGATGCTCAAGCGTTACAGCGCTGGGCAGAGGGTAAACAGCCGGGTGGGACACCGTATTATGTGCAGCTGCAGAAGGCGATTCTGGGTGAGGTTCCCTGGACTCCTGAGCTGAAGAAGTTTCGTCGTGAGCTGGATAGCGCGATTGACCGGTCGGTGGCTTTGGAACCGTTTACGGTCTCGCGGTGGGCTCCGTTAGAGACTTTCGGTGTGGGCAAGGTTCAGGAGTTGTACTCGCTTCGGGGTTCTTCCATAGAGCATAGACCGTATATCGCTACTGCTGATAAACCTAGTGGGGTAAAAACTGGCAGCGGACGAGTTCAGATGCGCGTGTATGTTCCTGCAGGGTCTGGGCTCGCGCCGGTATGGGAACACACAGAGAAATATCGGGGGCAACGGGAAGTTCTGTTATTGCGCGGTGGTATGCTTGACATATTAAACGTCAGGAGTATGCCTGACGGTTCCCCGCTGGTTTTTGCCTATTATCAGGAGGTTCCTCATGAGTAGCGCGAACGCAGAAGAAGCTTACGATTATCGTGAAGACCCTGAGTATTGGCGTGCCCCGTTCGATTTTACGAAGCCCACGTTTGATGTAAATACTCCGGAGGGGTGGAAGCGAGCTGAGTTGAATGGGCGTTATTTTAATGCTCCGGCGGCACGCCCCGGTGCCGAATATGAGTGGGGTTTAGCAGAGATCAATCGTAGGTATGAAGCGCAGGAATTCCCATTCGACTATAGCGAAGTAACCCTTTTGTATCGTGAGAAGGTAGCTAATGGTGAGTTGCCGGATGTTTATGCTGGCACTCCATACGATTTGGCGCTTCTGCCTTCCTAACATAGTTTCCCTTTCCGCCCGGGGTCTTGGGCGGCATAACCGAATATAGAACATATTTTTTACAACACCACCCGTGTAGACGAGTTTTCGTCTGCACCGGGTGGTGTTGGTGCTTAACGAAGCAAGGAGCAACCCTATGAGTGAGAACACCGCAGTCGAGACGGCAGAAGCCTCCGAGCAGCCGCAGGTAACCCCCGCGGATGTCGCGGCGGCGCAGCACGAGCACATGGAGGAACCCGCGTTCCGCACCATCACCTCACAGCGCCAGCTTGACGCCATTATCGCCGAGCGACTCAAGCGTGAACGTGCAAAGTTTGCCGACTATGCCGACCTGCGCGAGAAGGCTGCCACCGTGGATGAGCTGACCGCTCGTGCCGAGCAGGCAGAAGGGCGTCTAGCCGAGCTCGAGCACGCGGAGAAGGTGCGTGGATGGCGTGAAGCCGCCGCCACCGAGTACGGTGTTCCCGCTTCCGCCCTGCGCGGGGAGACGCAGAAGGAGCTAACCGAACACGCGGCGCTCTTGTCTGAGCTGCTCCACGGCGGTGCTACCGGTGGTGCGGCGGGTAACCGCACCGTCATCAAGACCGAGGGTGAAGGGGCGGGGCTTGCGCTCAATGGCGACCCGCTACTGGACAAGCTCAAGGGCGTCCTCGGCATCTAGCTAATCCTCTTCTAGGAAAGGAAAACACGTTATGGCTATTACCGCCGCAACTAAGACCAGCAACCTCGCCGGGTTTATCCGCCCCGAGATTGCACAGGCATACTTCGCAGAGGTTCAGAAGGCCTCTGTGGTGCAGTCTCTGGCACGTCAGGTGCCGCTCTCTGTCTCTGGTGAGGCTATCCCCGTCCTGACTGAGAAGCCCACCGCCTCCTGGGTGGAAGAAGGCGCTAAGAAGCCCACCACCCAGGCGGGGCTGACCATGAAGACCATGACCCCTAAGAAGATTGCCGCCATCGCGGTGGTCTCCGCCGAGGTCGTCCGTGCGAACCCCGGTAACTACATGGAAGTCCTTCGTCAGGAGATCGCTGAGTCGTTTGCTCGCGCGTTCGACGATGCCGTTATTCACGGCACCTCGAACCCGTTCGGTGTTGGTACTAACCTCGCCTCCACCAGCAAGACTGTGAAGCTCGGTACTTCTCCCGCGAACAAGGGCGGTATCTTTGCCGACCTGAACTCAGGTCTGGATCTGCTGGTGAAGGACAAGAAGAAGCTCAACGGCTTCGTGTTCGATGACGTTGCAGAGCCGCTGTTTAACGCCTCGGTGGATGCTAACGGCCGCCCGCTGTTCGTGCCTGAGCCGACCGTGGCAACCGCTGCTGTGCGTTCCGGTACCGTGCTGGGTCGTCCCGCTTCGTTCGCTGATACCGTGGCGAACGGTACCGCTGCCGGTTCGGTGGTCGGTATCGGTGGTGACTTCTCGAAGGCGCTGTGGGGCACTGTGGGTGGCATCAACTTCGATGTGTCCACCGAGTCCACCGTGACGATTGGCAACCAGCTGGTCTCTCTGTGGGAGAACAACCTGGTCGCGATTCGCGCCGAGGCAGAGTTCGGTTGGCTCATCGAGTCCAACGCCCACTTCGTGAAGTACACCCTCTAACCTGGGCCAGGAGGTGCGCGACCTGTGATGATGGACGATTTTCCCGAGGTCACCGTGGAGGCGTTGCGGGCGCGCTGGCCGGATATGCCGCCGGGCTCCGAAGAGCATGCTCGTGTCCTTCTTGAGGATGCGGGCGTACTCATCCGAGCGGCAGCGCCGGGCTGGTTCAACCTGCCGGCAGAGGCTATCACGATTGTGGCGTGCCGGATGGTCAAGCGCGCCATGGCTGCAGGGGCATTTGTGGAGGGTGCGTCATCTTTGACGCAGACTGCGGGGCCTTTTAACCAACAGGTTAGCTTCGCAAACCCGAACGGGGACTTGTACCTATCCCGGGCTGAGAAGAAGCTGCTCGGTATCGGGTCGCAGCGCGCCACCACCATTGACCTATTCCCTGCCTCCGGTTGCGGGATGGGAGGTGAAGGGCATGGGGTGGCTCAAACCCCGGTTCACGGTTTCACACTCGGCCTGGACTGAAGAAACACCTGACGGTTGGGGTTCCCCTACTCGGGGCTGGCGTTCTGCGGTGCAGGTTGAGGTGTTTGGGTGGGCTTCACCGGGCGCGGATTCTGAGATTAGGGATACCGCGACCGGGGTTCACCGTGACCTTGACCTGTACGCTCCAACCGGGTTCACCCGCCCTCGCGACAGGGTAACCGTGGACGGGGTGCTGTACGAGTGCGTCGGCTGGCCAGAAGACTACACGCACGGTCCCTTCGGATTCGAGGCTGGTTACCGTATCAACCTTAAACGAGTGGAAGGATGACAGACGAGTATGGGCAAGACGAAGGTGAAGCTGACGTTGGCAGGGTTCTATGGGCTGCGCACCAGCCCGGAGATGCTTGCCGCCCTGAACACGGAGGCGGCGAAGGTTCAGGCTCGTGCCGGGACCGGGTTCGCGTCCTCCGCGAAAGCTGGCGCGAAAACAGCGGTGGCGCGTGTCTACCCGACCGGTGCCGCGGGTGTCCGGGCGGAAGCTAAGCACGGTGCCCTGTCCAAGGCCGTGGGCGGGTGGAACCGATGACACCGCAGGTTGGTTCTGGCAGGTTGTATGCTCCGGATGTGTTTGCAGCGCTCCGCAAGGAGGCAAAAAGCTTGTGGGGTTCCCCGGTGTATGTAGCGGAGCCACCGAACCCGCGCCCGGGCGGCGTATTCGCGGTGCTCACCCCTTCGGGTGGTGCCGAGGGGTCCCCGGCGCATGGGCAACGAGCATTTATTGCCGACGTGTGGGGTTCCACCGCGCAGGATGCATACAACGCAGCGGAAATGTTGCGTGGCACGCTGCGTAGCATCGTGAACCAGGAGATCCTCGTGAGCAATGGACAGCCCGTGCTGGTCTACGGTGTGGAGCCTGTGGGGGGTGTGGTGTGGATGCCAGACCCTGACGATAAGATCCCGCGATTCCGGATGAACTTCACGGTGACGTACCGGAACGCACAGACAGACCTGTTATAGCCCCTGTTGTGGGGCAGGAAGGAGCATATTATGGCGCTTGTTGCTGATAATGTGCGTGTCGCTGTTACCGGCGGCGTTTACGTTGGTGCCATCGGCACCGCAACCCCGGCTAACGCGACCGCCCCGGTGGACGCGAAGCTGAAGGACCTCGGCTACATCAGCGAGGACGGGGTGACTCAGAGCATCGACTCTGACACCAGTGAGATTAAGGCCTGGCAGAACGGTGACGTGGTGCGTGTCATTCAGACCTCGCACAAGGTCACTTTCCAGTTCACGCTCATTGAGACGAACGAGGAAGTCCTCAAGCTGTTCTACGCGGATACCACTGCGAACGGGTCGCTGGTGCGAATGACCGGCGCACAGTCCCCGCACCAGACGTTCGTGCTGGACGTCCTGGACGGCAAGAAGGTTCTGCGTATCGTCATCCCCGACGGTCAGGTAACCGAGCGTGGCGAGGTGACCTACAAGAACGGCGAGGCTGTCGGCTACCAGGTGACCGTCACCGCGTACCCTGACTCGCAGGGTGTGAAGGCGTACAAGCACCTGGGCACCAAGCTCTAAGAGGCTGGTTTAGGTTTGCGGCACGCCCCCTTCTTCTGGTTGTGCATTGTGGTTGGCTCCCTTTTAGGGTTTCTGGAGCCACAGCCTGCGCACACCATGGGGGCGTGCCGCGCTCGCTTCCCCAACGAAACCCTACCCGATACTTTTGATTTGGAAGGAAACCCCTCATGTCGGAGAAGAACTACGCGTTTACCCGCACCAGTGACAAGAAGGCTGCAGGTGGCGTGCCGGTTGTGAAGGTGAAGCTGCGCGGCAAGACCTGGCAGGTAGACCCCGCCGCGCTGGATGATGCGGAGCTGATGGAGCAGCTGCTCGCGATTGACGAAGGCAACCCCAAGGGTATGTTCTCTGCGGTGGAGTCGTTGATCGGTGCCGAGGCAAAGCAGGACGTGTTCGAGACGCTCCGCGACCCTGAGACAGGGCGTGTACCCATGACCTTGTTCACCGGGTTCTTTACCGACATGATGAACGCGCTGAACCCAAACTCCTAAAGCTCGCGGCTCTCCTGCGGGAGAACCGCGAGCTTGTGGAGATTGACCTCATCCGCTACTACCATGCCCCGTACGCCGCCCTAGCCGCGGAGTATGGGGCACAGTTGGTGGCGGCGATGGTCGTGAACCTGCCGCCAGATTCGGCGACCATGCGGCATTACGCGCAAGGTTGGGGGCTGGAAGCCCAGCTACTGGCCGGGGTGTTTGACCGGCTGGTGGAGGCGAACTGGCAGCGCAGTGCAGACGGGCAGAAAGGCCGGAACAAGCCGAAGCCTCTGCCTCGCCCCGGTGTGCAGGGCGCTGGTGTGCGTGTCGGTTCGGGCAGTATGAGCCTGGACGAAGCGAAGTACTGGCTGGCGCAGCGGCGAGCCGGCGGTGGTGCCGTGGTGGGGCAGGAAACAATCAAATAACCGGATAGAGGAAGTGATGATATGGCTGGCGGGTATGAGCTTGCGAAGGCATACGTGACTGTGCTCGCCTCGACCAAGGGCGCGGGCGCACAGATTGTGTCTGAGATTGGTGATGCTGGCGACCGTGCAGGTTCGCAGGCAGGTACTAAAGCGTCCTCAGCGTTCGGGCGTATCTTCTCATCTTCCGTTGCTCCACTGGTGGCGAAGGCTATCGGCGGTATCAGCATTGGCTCTGTTTTTGGTACCGCGTTTACGAAGGGTTTTAACCGCCTGAAGGCTATCGACGTGGCGCAGGCGAAGCTCCGAGGCCTGGGCAATGACGCTGACGCGGTGTCCGTGATTATGCAGAATGCATCTGCATCGGTGAAGGGCACGGCTTTCGGCCTGGACGCAGCGGCAACCGCCGCAGCTGGCGCAGTTGCCGCTGGTATCCAGCCGGGTGAACAGCTTGAAGCTGTCCTAAAGTCCGTCTCGAACTCTGCCGCTGCGTCTGGCTCCAGCATGGAGGAAATGGGCGGCATCTACGCTAAGGTTGCGAGTGTCGGCAAGGCACAGAATGACGTCCTCGCACAGGTCGCAGACCGAGGAATCCCGGTCTACCAGGCATTGGGTAAGCAGCTTGGCGTGACGGCAGAAGAAGTTTTCAAGATGGCCTCTGACGGCAAGATCAACTTCGAGCAATTCGAGAAGGCGATGACCTCCGCCGCCGGTAACGTCGCATTCGAAATGGGCAACACGCTACCTGGCGCGTTCGCCAACGCACAGGCCGCGCTCGGTCGCTTCGGTGCAAACATCCTTACCGGCATATATCCCGCGCTCACCAAATTCTTCCTGGCATTCCAGCAGTGGATGAAGCCGGTCGAAGCATTCGGTAAGGTTATCGGCGCACAGATTGGGGCGGGTATCACCAAGGCTGGAGAAGCCATTAGCGCCTTTGCTGCGGGCTTCAAGTCCACCATGGGCGATGGTAAGAGCTTCACGGTCACCTTCGAGATTATCCGTGAAGAGATTGCCCGGTTTGCCTCCGCGTTCCAGACCCAAGGCGCGGGCATTGTTGGTGTAGCCCAGAAGGTAGGGGCATTCCTTGGGACCGTCTTACCTCCTCTGCTGCATTCCTTCGTCTCGGTTGCACTGAATATTATCCGAGTGGTGGGCTCCCTGGCGGTTGCGTTCAAATCCGTACTCCCTAGCTTCAGTGGAGCAGGGGACGGCGCAAACGTAGCAACGAGTGCATTCGATATCCTCGAGTCTTCTGTCCGTCTACTCTCAACTGGCCTCTTCCAGCTCTCCCAGTTCATCGAGAACCATCAGCAGGGAGTAGGCAGGCTCGTCCTCGCACTCGGGACCGCCGTCACCGCATATAAAGGCGTGACAACCGCAATCGGGCTGGGAAAGAGCGCCATCGAATCCTACAACACCGCTATGGGCGCCATTTCGTCGGCCAAAGACACCGTCATGGGCGTAGCCGAAGGATTCAAAATGCTAACCAGCGGAGCAGGCTCCGCCCGAGAAATCGCAGAACTCGGAAGGAACTACCAGCTGGGTGCAACCGCCGCCTCCGTCTACGAGGTCGCAGTCCGCGCAGCAGCTACAGCACAAACCGCCTTCAACACCGCCGCCGCAAACATCGCAGGCAACCTCTCCAAAGCATTTGGTCTGATGAAGGCTAATCCCTTTACCTCTCTGGTCGGTGCTATCGGCATCGTAGCAGGTGCGCTCGCCTACTTCTTTACTCAGACGGAGACTGGGCGCGCCGCGTGGGAATCGTTGATGCAGGCTATCCAGCCCGCACTGAACACAATCCTGCCACTCATTGGCCAGCTGGGCGAGAAGCTCATCCAGTCACTGCAACCGGCACTTCAGCTCATCATCCCCGCCCTGCAGCGGTTCGCAGTCATGGCAACCCAGCTATTCACTGAGGTTGTCCAGGCTGTCCAGCCAGTCATTGACAGGCTTATCCCGCTCATCGGTCAGGCAATCGCGGCACTCATGCCCATTCTGACGCAGATGGGTGCGGCGCTCATGGCGTCCCTGGGACAGATTGGCCAGCATCTTGCACCGCTGCTCCCGATGATTGTCCAGTTCGGCACCCAGATCATGCAGGCGCTCGCTCCGGTGGGAGAACAGCTGATGAATCAGCTTGTCCCTGCGCTCGCTCAGCTGGGAGCTGCGGTCATGGCGATGCTCCCGCAGATTATGGAGATTTTCCGTCAGCTGGGGGAGATGTTGCTTCAGCTCGTGCCGGTGTTTGGTCAGATTGTGGCGGTAGTCGTGGATTTGGGTACTCAGGTGCTCGCTGCGCTGCTGCCTGCAATTCAGAGCCTTCTGCCAGTGCTTGCGGCAATCGTGGGGGCGGTGGCAGGTGTTGTCGTTGTCCTCGTGACCTCGCTGATTCCTGTCTTCGCCTCCGTGGTGCAGGCAATCGTCCCTCTCATCACGACGCTGATTGACATTCTGGTGCCTGCAATTCAGGCGGTCCTGAATGTGGTCACGACCGTGGTGCAGGCAATCGTCCCGATTGTCCAGGGCGCCCTCAATATCGTCGTCGGCATCATCAAGACGGTGACCGCAATCATTAAGGGCGACTGGAGCGCCGCGTGGGAGGGCATCAAGCAGATTGTCGCTGGTGTCTGGGAAGTCATCAAGGGCATTGTCGTTGGTGCAATCAACATCGTTAGCTCCATCATCACGAACGCTGTGAACCTGATTCGTAGCATCTGGGATGCCGCCTGGAACGGTATCGGACGAATCGTCTCAACCATCTGGGAAGGCATTAAGAACGGCGTGGCTGCAGGCATCAACACCGTGGTCGGATTCTTCCGCTCGATGGGCTCAGACATCATCGGCGTGGTGCGGGGCATCCCTGGTCAAATGATCTCTATCGGCCGCGACATCGTGGGAGGTATCGCATCTGGTATCCGTAACGCCGCCGGCGCGGTGATGGATGCCGCCCGCAGTGTCGTCAACGCTCTGCCTGATTTCGTGAAGTCTGCTCTAGGAATTCACTCGCCGTCTCGTGTCATGCGTGACCAGGTGGGCGTGTGGATTCCCGCGGGCATCGCCGCCGGTATCGACAAGACATCCGACATGGCTGTGGACGCGGTGCGGTCGATGACGGACGCTGCTGTTGAGGCGGCACAGGATGGGATGGGTTCTCTCTCGATGGCGCTCACCCCGGGCGCTATCAGTGGCGGGTTCAACATCGGTGGAGTTGCCGCTGGTGTGGGTCGCGCTTCGGCACGCGCTGCTGTGGCGACCCCTGCTGTTGGTAGGGCGTTGCATGTGCATGTGAATGCTGGTGAGGAGATGGCTCCCGAGCGGTTCGGTCGGCGTGTTGGTGAGGCCATGTCGCACCAGCTGAGCGGTTTGGAAGGAGCGTTGCTTTGATAGGTAAGGATGGGCTCCGCGTGGAGCTGACCGGGGCGCACGGCACCCTGGTACTCACCACCTTTGAAGAGCCGGCAGGAGACTTGGAAGTGTGGGTAACCGACCTGGCGGGCTGGGTCGGCGGCGTTGGAGTTGAGTCTGATGATGCGCAGCGCAAACTCGGGCACGGCATGGTTCACGCCCCGGCGCGCCGTACCGGGCGCACGCTCACGCTCAAAGGTAGCGCTGTGTCGAACACGGGCGTGCAGGTGCGCGAGCTTGCCGACCGGTTCGTTTCATCCCTGATGTGGGATGGGCGACTCGGCACGCTCCGGGTCGCCACGGACACGCTCGACCTAACGGGAGAGGTCCGGTTGGATGGGGACGTGAAGGTGGAGTTCCTTGGGGATTCCGCCTTTCTGTTTGAGGTGCCACTTTTTGCACCCGAGCCGTGGCTGTACGCGCCACCGCGCACCTATCAGCTTTACCCAGCCGGCGCGGGGGTTGGTTTGCGGTTCCCGCTGTTCGTGCCTGAGCAACCCACACGCGGTGTGCTCTCGTTTGGCTCGCAGGCTCCGATGACAACCTCGATCGTAAATGAAGGCACCGTAGACGCCTCCCCGGTTTATACGGTGCGTGGAGATTGGTCTAGCGGGTTCCGCATCACTGCGGAGAACCGAGTTATCGAGTACCCGTACGCGGTATTGGCAACCGCGCCAGTCACAATCGATTGTGCCCGAGGCAGGTTGCTGATTGGTGGCGTGGACAGGACGAGTGAGCTGGTGTCGCGCGAGTGGCATAAAATCCCGCCGCGTGCCGGGTTCGTGCCGGTTGTGCAGGCGCTCGCGCCGGCAACCGGTTGGGTCGATGTAACCGCACGCTCAACATACATTTAGGAGAGAACATATGAGTGTTGGTTTTGGAATGGCGCCGGACGCGCAGGGTAACGGAACCACCCCTGACGACCTCCAGGCGGTGCTCGCGGCACAGTACCCCGAGCCGGGCATTATCTCCGGCTGCACTGTGGCTACCCGCTCCAGCATGGAATACACCATCGCCCCGGGCGCAGTCGTGGTACATATCGCGCCGAGCCGTGCGGTGCTAGTGCCGGTGGTTGGGCAGACCATCACCACGCGCCCTGCTCCCGCGACCGGCGCTCGCACCGACTATGTTTATGTGGAGCAGCAGACCCAGCCCGTGAACGGATCCATTAGCGCGCGAGTCGCGGTCGGCACCCAGGTGCCTGACAACGCGGTGGTAATCTCCAAACGCGAAATTAAAGCGGGCATGACTGGCACGAACGCAGCCCCTGAGACCGCCAACGTGACATTTGCCCGTCCCATCGGCGGTACCCTCGGAGTGCTGTTCTCGCACAAGACCGAGACGGACGTGGTGCACGACAAGACGGACGGCGTGATTACGCGCGGCAAGGGCATGTTCTTCCTGCCCACCGACCGTACCCTTGATATTCGACTCACCTCGTCCATCTCAAGCGTCGCCGCCAACGTTGCGAAGGGAACGCTCTCCACGTCCGCAGCTTCCAGTTCCCCGTCCGACCGGGGCAGCGTGAACTATGACATTTGGATTGACAATAAGTTGGTGCTACGGCGCGAGCGAGTCTTCACCAATGTATGGGACACCGTCGATTATTCGGACGTGGTGGTGCTGCCGAAGGGTTCGCACACGATTCACTACACCGTGAGCCTGCGTGTGTGGGGTTGGGAAAAGTGGACCACCCGCTATGAGGGCTTCGGAGCGAAGTACCCCTCGGATGTTCTGCGGGTTATCGATATGGGCGTGGCAAAGGAGTAGCTGTGGGATTCAGGCTGTACTGGCTGGATACGGTGACCGGTGCGGTCGGTTCCCCCATCCAGGACGTGACCGCATGCTCCTGGGCGATAAGCCTGAACAAGGTCGAGGAACTCACCTTTACGATTCCGAAGCGGAGCTTGGCAGGGCACCAACGCACAACCTATGAGCCGCTCACAGGCGGCGTGCTCCTCACCCACACCGGGCAGGACGGCACCGAGTACCCGCTTATCGCCGGCCCCATCATTGATTGGGGCACAGAGACCGGTACAAACCTGGAACTCAAGTGCGCGGGTGTGCGTGAGCTGTTCGAGCGGCGTACCATCTGGGACACCCTAACCTACAAGACCATGAGCCTGGGCGAGATTGCCTGGGCTCTTGCTGTTCACGGCATGAACCGTCCCGGTGGCGGACTGCCGGTGGTGCACGGCGTGCAGGGTGGGCTCGGGGCGCAGACCCGAGAGCGCACCTACGAACGGTGGAACGTCGCGAACAACCTCATCGGCAAACGCTGGAGCGAGCTGTCGGCGGTTATTAACGGCCCCGATATTATGCTACGCCCTCGCTGGAAGAGTGAGGCGCACACTCATATTGAATGGGTGTTCATGCACGGGGTTGAGGAATACCCGTTCATCGCGCAGAAGTTCACGCCGGACTTCGACACAACCGCGCTCGCCGCAGCCGACATTGAGGTGAAGGTTACCTCCACTGGTAAGGACATCACGCACCGCATCTGGTGCACCGGTGCAGGAGAAGGCGAAGGAACCGCCATCGCCTGGGCGGAGAACCTTACTCAGGTGTGGCGCGACCGTGCACCGTTTGTGGAGGGCATCATCACCGATGCAGACCAGGCTGACACGTTCGTGCTGAAGCAGAAAGCCGAGGGCGCGTTGGCTGCGCGGGCAAAGATGATTGACCAGGTCACCATTGAGATGGGCACCGACAGGCTCGGTGCACCGCTCGGATCGTGGTTTGTGGGCGATACCGCCACCGTCACCCTGGCAGGGTGGTTGTCGGTGCCGGATGGGACGCGGCAGATGCGCATCATCAAGATGACCGGTACCCTCGCCGGGTCGGTGACGCTGGACTTTCAAGAAGCATCCTGGCAGTAAAAAAGACAGGGAGGTAACCGGTGGTTGATTATATTGACCAGCGCCCTACGCCCGCGCAGGCGGTGGACACGCTGCGTGCGCAGCTCGTCAAGGCGCGGACACCTGCGTCCACGCCGCACGGTATTAAAATCGCGCGCCAGAACGAAGCGACCCTGTACCTGGATTCCACAGGTTCGGCGCGCCGCTGGGACGGGGACACGCTCGCGAACTTCGATGAGCGGCTGTCCGAGGCGGGCAAGGTCGTAGCGCAGGCGCGGCAAACTCTGCAGAAGGCTGAGCATGGTCTGGTCGAGGCGGAGTCCCGCATCCAGGCAGTGGAGCAGCAGACCAGTAAAGACGCCATCACCAAAAAGGCGGTAGCGGGACTTAAAGGTTTGTCAGAGCCGTGGATTGGGCGGGACATGATTGTGCCCGGCACTATCGATGTGCGGCGTTTGAACGTGACGCAGGAGTTGGCGGCGCAGGTGGTGCGCGCGATGAGTGCGGAGACGAAGAATCTGGTGGTGACCGAGGACGCGATTTTGAACCGAGCCACAATCATCGAGGGGCTGGTGACGTCGAAGGTCGCGGCGAAACTTGTCACGAGTGGCCTGCTTCAGACGACGGAGGCGGAACGGCGTGGACTGAAAATCAACTCATCCGGCATCGCCGCGTACAACCACTTGGGTGAACAGACTGTAAAGATTGACGCCAATGGTGTGGAGAATGAGTTCCGCGGCACCTTCCACACCTCCGACAAGTCCAAGCCTGGCCTCTCGATTTACACCACCCCCGGTCGCGGCCCAGCGGGGAGCATAGACTCGGTCATCGAGATGCGCACTGGCGCGAGCAATGCCACCACACCCTCGGGTGTGGTCCGCATGAACCCGCAGGGCGCGCTCACCCTCGGTGTGCAGCCCTCTGGTACGAACCCCGCCGATGTGAAGGGACTCGTGGTGCTCCCTGACGGGGACGTGACCGTGCAGGGGCGCATGATTATGAACCAGGGCATGTACCTGCGCACCCTCATCGAGCAGTCCGAGACAACCATCTTCATCGCCGTTGGGCCGCTGGAGATCCCGCGCCACTCTGCAGTGCGGAGGCGCATCACATTCCGTGAGCAGGTGCAGCTCCCTGTGGTGGTCACGCAAGCCGGCAACTCGATCTGGCCGATTGTGTCGAACGTCTACTCAAGTTCCAGAAGCCACGTTGAAGTGATTGTGCACAACGTGACGAATGAGCTCATCCGGGATGCGTGGGTGGATGTCGTCGTCCTGCCCATCAAACGATAAGGAGAAACGAAGTGACTTTGGAGCAGTGGCAGGCTAAAGCCCTGTACCTTCAGCAAGAGAATGAGAAGCTGCGGCGCGAGCTGCTGGATGAGCGGATTCTTGCCGGTGTCATCCGCCTAGAATCCCCTGAGACCACCCCGGCACCACCGGAGCCGGTGGTAGGTGAGGTTATCGACCCAGGCGCACGGGTGGGCGATGAGCTCTAAAATCGAGGTGAACTTCGGCAAGACCGGGTACCCGCCCGGCACCACCGGAGCCGTCGCGTTCATCCCCTCACACCCTGGCATCGAGTCCGGTACCGCCGAGACGACCGGGTGGCTCGGGGCAGGGCAGCAACTCTATGATGATGCCACCGAGACGGGCATGGTCGAGCTGGCTGTGCCAGAATCGGGGGCGGTGTCCTATGACGTGGTCGCTTACCTCAAAGACGGCGATGGCGTGATGCTGGAGGGGCAGCCCGTACAGCGTCTCACCGTCCAAGCCGGAGACGGCCCCGTGACGCTGCAGGACGCGCCACTGCTCGTCCAGGCAGGGGAGACCGTGACGACGCAGACCTACGCACGCCCCTCCTGGGTGTCCAGTCCGGTAGAAGTACCCGCTCCCGCGCCGGTACCGCGCCCGGATAAACCCGGTAGTGATGATGGAGGGCATGTTGCCCCGGTTGCGCCTACGGTGCGTCCCATCCTGGACATGTCCGAGGTTCGCGACTATGTAGACAAGCAGCAACGCATTTTGGATGCGAAGCGCTCCTACCGGGCACGGATGCGCTCGATTGTGCCGCCCACCTATTTTTACCCCGACTACTGGAAGCCGGTCGCGGAGCAGAATTGGCACACTATGGCGCAAGCTGCCGAGGTTTGTCCGTTCCTCATTATTAACCCGGCGTCTGGTCCTGGAGAAGGCCCTGGATCCCCGCAGTACAAGGATTTTACGAACCAGCTCAAGCTCAACAGGGGCGAATACGGGCAGAAAATCTACGGCTACGTCAGGACGGGTGCATCAATTGGGCAGCCGCGCGACCTGGAAACACTGTTCGATGAGGTGCGCAAGTACATCGACTGGTACGACGTGGACGGCATCTTCTGGGACGAGGCGTATAACGGTTGGGGTGACCAGGCAGGCAAGGAAGAATACCACCACCGAATCGCCGACCGCTTCAACGCGCTGTACCCATGGATGCCAACAATCGTGAACCCCGGCGCGAACACCACCGCAGGGATGGTCGGCACGGGCTGGCACATGATGACCTTCGAGCAAGAAGCATCCCTGTATCTAACTGATAAGTACCTGGTGCAGGAGCACTATAAGGGGCAGCCGCGGCAGATGTTCTGGCATTGCATCCACGACATCGCAGGGTTTGAACAGGCGGTGCAGGTACTACGCCTGGCGGACACCCTGAACGTGGGCATCCTTTATCTGACGGACGACACGATCTGGGAGGTCAGGGACGGAGTGCGTTCCAGGACGGCGAACCCGTACGACAGGTTGCCTGCCGCGTGGCTGTGGAGGTTGCAGATTGCGTGGGCGAAGGGCGAGCTGGATGATTACCTCACCCAGGTTGATATTCTGCGGCAGAACCTCGCCGTGCTCGAATCTGTGGGGGCTCCGGCGGAGGCGCTAACTGCTGCGAGGTTGAAGATCCAAGCAATGACAGGAGGGAACTAGATGGGTGTGAGTGACACCGTGAGCGAGTCCGGTTTTGTGCCCGCTTATGGGCTGGTGACGGCGAAGTTCGTGACGCACCAGCGTGCGGCGGGCGGTACAGCGGATGGTGTGCCGGTGCAGGGACGTGTGGTGTTCACCCCAACGGCGCGGGTTGCGGATGCTGGGACGAAGCGCATTTTTGTTCCTGCGCCGGTGACCGGCTGGCTGCGTGACGGGGTGCTCTGGGACGCGCCGCGCGGCGGGAACCAGGGGGTGCACCTGATGGCTCCGAGCCCGGGGGCGGTGCCTTCTGAATGGGGGTACCGTGTGGAGGCACAGCTGCGGGATGTAGCGGGATGTGCCGCGCAGCTGCCGTACCCGAGCATTTATGTTCGTGCGGGTATGACGCTGAACTTGGCGGAGGTTGCCCCCGCCGGTGCGGAGAGTACGATTCCTGCGCCGGTACCGGTGAAGGGTGACCCTGGCGAGCCTGGCCCCAAGGGTGAGCGTGGTGAGGCTGGAGAGCGAGGCCCCAAGGGTGACCCTGGCGAGCCTGGCCCCAAGGGCGACCGTGGCGACCGTGGCGAGCGTGGAGAGCCCGGCCCCAAGGGCGACCCTGGTGAACGTGGCGAGCGTGGAGAGCCCGGCCCCAAGGGCGACCCTGGCGGGCTGGACGCGGAAGCAGCCGCACTTGTGCAACGCCTCGCCTCCGGGGCAACCCCGCGCGATACTGGCTGGCGACGCGAAGAGTCCCCAGCCATCGCCGCCGGAGCTCTTTTCTACCGTCGCGTCGGAGACTGGTGCATCATCGCCGCCCGCGGCGGCCCCTGGGACACCATCACTGTCCACGACCGCCCCGACATCCCAGATGAAGCGTACCGCGATAGAAACGAAAAGATTCGTCTCAGCAACAACGTTCCACCCGGGTGGCAATCCAACAATCCTGTACTAGCCCCCGTGGTCACAGACACGGGAGAACCCCGAGGTATCATTCTCCTCCACTCAAGGGGCGACGGGAATCGTATCACCTGGCGTCGCGGGACCCTTGACCTTTCCCCACAAAACCGCAGCAACCTGCGGTGTGGCCTGCTCGTCTACCCAGCCTCCGATCCGTTCCCGACCGTGCTGCCGGGCACCCCAGCCTAAACGTGGCGCGGGAACACCAAAAAATTATTCACTTAGAAAGGACGGTAACCAGACATGGCTACCATCGCACAAGAACTTGCAGCCTCCCAAGACGCCGACCTGCTCAAGCGCGCCACCCAGGCCGCCCAGCGCCAGCGTATCCCCAACGCCCAGTACTCCGTCGAGGCAAACATCGGGCTACTCGTCTCCCTACCCGCCGGGGCAGGCTCCACCCAGACCATCGCAGACGAACACGCCTACGCCGTCACTGAGCATGCCAAGGCCGTAGCAGCACTAAATGAGGCGCAGGCCGAACTGGACGCCAAGCGCGCCGCGCTCGCTTCTCCCGGTGCGGACCCCACCCGCGTGACGGATGAGTACATCATGCACGCCATCGGGGTTCTCTTCAAGGCGCCCAACGCCGAAGAAACCACAACCGTGGGAGAGTAGGCGCGGTGATGTTGCCGGAGATTCCCCGCATCGGGCACCCGGTGCTGGACGGCATCATCCAAACCGTCGTCTCAGTCGGAGCCGTGCTTTTCTCCCTGCTGATTGTCTGGCTTAAGTGGGGTGCCCCGCAATGGGAGCGTCTGAACTCCAAGGTGCGCTCCATCAAGGAACAGACCAACAACAGCCATGAGACAAACTTGCGTGATGACCTGGATAAGGTTCTTGCGCAGGTGGAGCAGGTGAGCGAAGCGCTGACACAAATGCAGGGCGAGACGAATACCGCCCTGCTGAACGTGGTGAAACGCTTGGATACCATCGCCGAGGACTTTACTGCAGCTCGCGCCGAGCACGCCGATTTTCGGCGAGACATTGGCGGGCTGCGGGAGGAGATGCGGCATGCGCGCAAGCGCCATGATGCCAGCGAGGACAGAATTACTGCCATCGAAACATTGGGTGGCTCATCTTTTGCCCGCGCTATGAAGAAGGAAGATTAGCCCCCCATGTGGGGGCTTCAACGTTTAAGAAGGAGTAGCGATGAGGTATCTCGTAGAAGTTATTGAGGCTGCACCGTCGCCGCAAGGTCAGCTGGCTCAGCCGCAGTCAGTGCCGGCACCTGCACCGGCTACTCACCGCACTGTAAATGTGGTGGAAGCGGGTGCTGACCCGACCGGCGCAGCGGATTCGACTGCCGCAATTAACCAGGCTATCCGCCGTGTTCATGAGGCTGGCGGCGGCACCGTCCACCTGCCGGCAGGTAGTTATAAGGTGTCCGCGCCGTTCATTGAGCTGCTGGGCGGCGTTCACCTGCAGGGTGCTGGTCGCGAATCGACCATCATCTTTGCGGACACTGGCGCAGGGGCGGAGCAGAAGACGGCGATTATCCACGCGGGCACCTGGCTCACCCCGCGTGTTGGCAAGGACAATCTGCTGATGGGTGTCTCGGATTTGTGGATTAAGTCTTCTCACCCTCGCCCGTCTCACGTGTCCTCAACGGCACCGACGGTCGGCAAGGATGGGATGCACCCGAACATTGGCGGCATCCTCCTGCACACTGAGTTGGGGGATAACCCGCCGGAGCCCGACGGTACCCACCGCATCGAGAACGTCCTCATCTGGGACACCGCATTTGGTGTGGCGGTACTGGGTCTGGATGACCAGGGATGCCAGCTGCGGAATGTCCGTGTCCGTCGCACACTGGGTCCTGGCGTCGTCATTGGCAAGTCACCGGAGCACATCACCTCTGTGACGGCTGGTCGCCGTGAAATTGGTGCAGCAGACAACATCCTCGACTGCGTGGACGTGTCAGGTGCCAACATTGCTGGCGGCACTAATGCTGGCTTCGAGGTTTACGCGACCAATACCACTCTGATTGGTTGCAAGTCCTGGTACAACCGCCGCTCGATTCACGGGGCAGAGGGGCGACCAGGCGGCATCTGGGACACCTCCAACATGCACCGTTTCACTGCCGCCGGCGCCGGCTTCTTTATCCGCGGAGGCCGCAACATCCTCACTGGGTGCACTGCTCAGGAGAATGGCGGCCATGGCGTGGTTATCGTCGGCCATTCCTCGCAGGTCACCGGATGCCGCAGCGCCTCCAGCTCTTGGCACGACTGCGTCAGCGGTGAAGCTAAGGCGTCGGAGGCTGCGGATTTCTTCGTCACGAACTGGGCACACCACCTCATCCTGAGCTCGAATATCGCGCAGGCAGAGTACAAAGGCAAGACGCCCCGATACGGCTTCGCCATCGAGAAATGGGCACACGACATCAGCGGCACCTCAAACATGACCGTAGACATCCCCACCCCTCACCGCGCCACCGACATGGGCGTGGCTGTGAAGCTGGAAATCAACACCAACACCATTAATTAAGGAGACAACACTATGAAGTATGTCGATATCACCGAATACAACGCCACTTCGTTCACCAAGGACGACCGCGTGACGCTTAAGGACGGCGAAGAGATCCTCAGCCCGTCGGTTGACACTATCGTGATTCACCACTGGGGCGACGACGGCCAGAGTTTCGAGAAGGTGTGCGAGTTCTTCGCCAGCGGCCCCGGCACCTCCGCACATTTTGTGGTAGAGGCTGGCCGCTGCGCCCAGCTCGTAGAAATCAAGGACATCGCCTGGCATGCCGGTAACTGGGCGGCTAACCAGCGCTCGATTGGTATCGAGTGCCGCCCCGAGATGAGCCCCGAGGACTTCGAGACCGTCGCCCAGGTAATCGCTGACTTGGAGACCTACTACGGCCGTAGCTTCTACATCAACGGTCACCTCGATTATTTCAACACTGAATGTCCTGGTCGCTGGTACAACCGACTGGAAGACCTCATCAACCGCGTGAACGACATCAAGGCTGGCAAGGTCGAGCGCGGCGTTGAGAATGTCCCCGCCCCGCTGGATAAGGACAAGGTATCGGAGCTGCGAGAATCCTGGGAGAAGCTGAAGGGCGCGGTGGCCGAGGTTGAGGAGAAGATTGATAATGCGTAATCTGTCTCGCCGTCAGCGTGCCGTCCTTCGTAAGGGCATTTATCTTGTTGCGCCTGCGCTGTCTGCGGTGCTGGTCGTTTTCGGTGTTTGGACGAATGAGCAGGCGGCTACCGTGACCGGCGCTGTGACTACCATCCTCACGACCGCGCTCGCGTTCTTCAACACTGACCCGGACCTGTATGAAGGCACCGCCGGCGATGGCGATGCATCTGCGGAGCCTGGCGGCTCTGCTGAAAGTGGGGAGTAAATGGGGACCAACCCCAACCTCCCCCTATTTCTACCCCGGAATATCAAGGAAGCCAGGCTTTTTCATAAACAAGGCTTTCTAAAACTTGCGGGGTACCTAAGTACCTCTCTGGTTTAAGGGCAGAGACCCCCTGTGTTCCCCCTCCTCTAAGGGGAACGCAGGGGGTCTCTTTTATCTGCTTACCTGCTGTAATGAATAGCAACTCAAAGTATGGAGTAAATGGGGATAAATTACTCTACAGATATGCCCTTGCATCTCAGTAAATGCGATTGCCCTTGTTGCTCCATAGACGCTCAGGTAATTAATGCTGTAGCAATCTGCATCTATATCATCAAACTTACGAGAAGCTTGCTGGTTCTTGATATTGAAAGCTCGGACTATCGAGGAATCTCGACATAGAGGATTTTTTCCTCCCCATTGATTTCGATTCGGAGATCCAGACTTCTAACGGATGCTGTATGAGGCAGGGGCAGATCAATCGGCTTACCGGGGTGCACCTCCTTTGGAATTTCAGCAAGCTCATCGGAGTAAACGTCGTAATAGAAGGATTTGTGGTTCAGCGCTTCAAGAATCTTGATAGAGCTTTCAGTGTTATTACGCAGTGTGTAGTTGCATTTCCCAGGTTCTTTAATCAGTTCCAGGACAGGTCCGCGCAGGCTGGACGCAATATCTGACATCTGTTCGAGCAATTCCTCTGCCTGTCGGGCTCGCTCCTCTGCCTTCGCTTTCGCTTTCTTAGAACCATTGGATTGATACCACGATATGCCTGCAAAAAGGGCTGAAAATGCGGCGGGGACTACTGATATCCAGGAAGGAATATTTGAAAATAGATCCATACCAGGTATTCTACACTCACGGTAATTTTCCTAGACGTCTCTGCCGCAGCATAAGGCAAATAGATGGCCCCGTACCTTTATCAGTACGGGGCTATCTACTAGGGTTCAGCGGGTCTCTCCGTCAGTAGGGCATATACCAGCATGAATACTGCTTTAGCCAGATTTAGCTGGAATCTGAACGTAGATAGGTTCATTTTGGTCCGCAACCTGAAGAATTAAATTTGACGGTAAGGGAATCTGCGCTACGCCTCCTAAATGAATGTCGAGTGATTCACCTGGATTGAATCGTTGGTGAATATCATCGCACCAAACAAATTCATTCTGATTCACAACCTTAAGCACATCTAAAGAATGCTCGCTGATGTTTTGTAGTTTGTACCGCATTTCTCGGACATGAGTTAGCTGAAATTTAGGGCGCCATAGGTTAGCCGCAATCTTAGACTGCGACTGGGATTGGCTCTGTTGTTCAGCAACAAGCTGCTGCATCTGCTCGAGTGACTTCTCAGCCTGTCGGACTCGTTCCTCTGCAGCTTTACGTGCCAGCTCAGCCTGGTTAGCCTGTTCTTCTGCAGCCTTTGCAGAACGCTGAGCTGCATCACACATGTCTAGAGCTGCCTTGTGTGATTCCTCTGCCTTCGCCTTAGCTTCCTTAGAACTAATAGCTTGCCGCCCTGCAAAAATGGCCGAAGCAATGGCAGCGAATGCCGATATGCCAGAGATAAGATTTGCTATAAATTGTGAATCCATATCAGCCATCAT